TGTTTCTGACTGGCGTAGCGCTCCGCTTGTTTCAGGACCACCCCGTCGTTGCAACGCTGATTGTGCTGTGTGTCATCGGCGGAATCGCGTTTGTTGCTTGGCAGAAAAGAGAGACCAAGAAGCGTCGTCACCGGGACCTGGTGTCGCGTTTCGGTGAGGAGATCGCCGCCGCGATCTTGCGCGGAGAGTTCTGGCAGGGGGCCACCCGCGAGATGCTGATTGAGTCCCGCGGACACCCGACCCACATCAAGGAAAGTGTCCTAAAGGACAAGATCAAGCACACCTACTGCTACAACCAGATCGCAAAGAACCGGTATGCGCTGCGTGTTCACCTGGAGGACAGGATTGTGGTTGGGTGGGAGTACTAGGCCAGCACCTTCACGTTGCCGCCCGTGATCACGCTGCTCAGGTTCACCCGTACGGGCACCTGAGTGGCCATCGCGGCTATTGCCGCCGTGATGAGTGCCTCTGACGTGCCAGGCGGGAAGTACTGGTGCGCGGTGGCCTGCGTCGCTGGCCCACCAGTGGTGACCGTTCCGAGCAGCAGGGTACCGCAGACCGCCGTGTCGTCGACCCGGGCCACCGCCTTGGTGCCCTTGTCGAAGGTGATGGAGGTGACGCTGCCCTGCTCCCAGAGCGCCGCGTAGGGCTTCTGGGGGTCTCCGTTGTCGAAGCCGAGCAGCACGCGGGCCCCGGTGGGGACCTTCACGGTGAAGCCCGGCAAGCCGTGCCTGATTCGGACCTTGCTGAGCCCAGTGCCCATGACAGCGGCATCGTCGGGCAGCAGATCGAGCAGACCCGCGCCGTCCTGGCCTTGCACCGAGCAGGCGTACAGGCGGTGATAGGTCACATCTCGCATCACCCAGCGAACGAATGCGGTCAGGTCTTCTTTGATTCGGTCGAGATCCATCAGACCGACAACCCGAGCAGCTCGAGCGCCCCATTCACCACCACGGTGACCTTGTACCGACAGAGCATCATCTCGCCGGGGCTCGTCGTCGGTCCGAGCGTGGACGTGACCGCGGCCTCTACCGCCTGCTGAGCGAGCTCGATCAGGCCACGCACCGAATCGCTATGCACTGCCGGTGGGTTCAGCGAGTCGATGCCGAATAACAGCTCTTCAGCCGACACGAAGCGGACGGGGGCGAGCCCCACGATCTGGTCAATCACGCACGAGAGCGCGCCCGTGGCTGAGTCCAGCGTTGCCGTGCACCGCGGGAATGCGTCCCGCTCGTAGCTCTGAGTGGTGATTGTCACGCTGCCTCAACCCAGTAGGAGGTTCGGTGCCCGTTTCCCTGGATCGAGTGCTCGACACGGGAAACGCGGCGGCCGCCAAAGGTCACTCCCGGACGCAGCTCGAAGCGGTCCGAGGCGATGGTCACGATCCCCCGCGCATCGTCGCGCGTGAGCTCGTCACAGTGGAGCTTTTGCTCCTTGTAGGTGTCCGTGCCGACGAAGGCCTGCCCGCTCGGCTGGATGCGCCAGGAAGCGCCGATCGCGTCGCAGAGCGTGGAGAGTGCCTGGCCGCCCGAGACATTCGCCCGGGTCCAGTAGGCCAGCGAGGTCGTGAGCGGGTCGGAAGCGGGGTCCAGCACCTCACCAGCCGCCGCCATGATGTCCGTGGCCACCAGCTTAGCGGTGCAGCCGACGTAGCTCCGGGCCGGCAGGGCGCCAGCCAGGCCGCCCTTGCCGCCCACGATCCAGGCGTGCACGCGTTGCGCGAACACGCCCGAGCGGAGCACGGTACCGGACCACTGCAGCCCGGCATCATCGAGCACCACCGAGCCCGTCAGGGAGTCCACTGAGTCGAGCTCGAGCCAGCCAGACCACGCGCCCACGCGCGGCAGGGAGAGGGTCAGGCCGAGCACGGTTTTTCCGTTGCACGTGATCATCGGTAGAACGGCCCCAGGCCCGCGCCCGGCTGCCCACTATCGCTGGGCTTGGTGCCGTTGGCCTTGTCGTCGGCCGTTCGGTACTGCGCCCAGGCCTCTTCGTCAGACTGGGGGCGCTTCGGGGCGGCTGCCTTCTTTGCCACCGACTTCGGGCCAGGCATCCATTGGACCGCGGACATCGAGATCGTCCACCCGTCCACCGCGCTCGGCTGCGGGGAGTCGATCGACTCGATGATGATGCTGGTGATGCCCCAGAAGTTGGCGTTGGGGTGCTGGATCTCAACGGGTGGGCGCACCGAGTTCTTCGCCTTCGGGCGCAGCAGGGGCAGCATCTGCGCGAGCGCGTTCAGCTCGGATTGCGTGGTCAGCTGCAGCGTGATCTTCAGCGTGCACGGCGGGTCACCGTTGTCGGTGATGGTCGCTCCCTTGCCGCCCTTCGGCTTCTTGATATCGAGCTCGCTCTTGACCGATACGTCGACCTTCGCCACGCCGGGCATGAATTGCCCAGCAAGGAACAGCGTGTCCCAGGAGTCGTCGCTCGAGGCGTCGTTCCAGTGCCCGACGGCGCTAACGACCGTCACGCGGCGACTTCCGTTCGAAGCTGTTCAAAGCACGAGGTGAGCGAGCTCACGATCGTCTGATCTACCCTGTGCGCTACGGCATCAGGATCGCCAGCACCGCTCACGTTGACCGTGACGTTGATGCGCGTGGAACCACCGCCGCCCTGTCCAGCTGCAGCGCCTGCGTTCTGGTTTGCCGGAGGCGCGCTCAGGCTCGACACCATCGGGCCCTTGGCTGCCTCACCAAGCCCGCCGGCGGCGCTCGCTACGTCGCTCTGGCTCGCGTCGATGCCCTGCACCAGGCCGGCGCCCGTCATGTCACCGTAGCCCTCGAACACCTTGGACGGGGAGGCGATGCCGAGCTTCTGCTTGATGCTGGTCATCATCGAGCTGCCGAGATTGGACGCTGCCTGGACTACCAGCCCGACGCCATTGGTGATGCCATTCACCAAGCCGTTGATGAGGTCCATGGCGAGCGCTCCGAAGTCGAACGCTGCCCATTTGGCGCTCATGTTGGCCAGGAAGTCGTCTACGGCAAAGATGGCCGCACCGATCCCGTTGACCACCCAGCTGAAGCCGTTGCTCAGCTCACCGGCGAGGGCCACCGCGATCTGAATCCCAGCGGCGACCTCACCGCCGAAGACGGCCGCCACACCGACCCCAAAAGCGATCACCTTGCCGAGAATCACAGCGAACTCTCGGACCGTGTCCATCCACGTCGCGCCGCTGCCGAAGCCCGTGAATAGGGCCCCAAGAGCGCCCTGAATCGCTGGCCAGGCTGCCTGGAAGCCGTCGACGAGTCCGCCCACGAACGCCTTCACGAACGGCCAGGCACCCTTGACCACGCCCGCTAGCTCGGTGAGCCCCTCGACCAGCGAGCCAACGAATTGCTTTCCTTGGTCCCCATTGAAGAAGGCCGTCATGTCGTCCGCAATCGGCTGCAGGGCGGAGGTGAGCGCGGGCGCCAGCTGCGAGCCGATCTGAGTCATCAGGCGCTCGCCCTGCGCCTTCATGCGCCCGACCATGCCCTCCATCGTGGTGTCCGCGAACTTCTTGCCGGCTTCGCCCAGCACCTTCTCGCCGGTCTTGTGCATCACCGCGTCTTGGATGGCGGTCATGGCCGTCTCAGCGTCGATCTTCCCGCCCTGGATCAGGTTCTGGATCTCGTCGCTGGTCTTGCCGAGTTGCTTACCGAGCTGAGCAAAGATGAGCTTGCCGCTGATGCCTGCCTGCTCGAGCGAGCGCAGGTCGTCCCCACCGAGTTTCCCCTTCGAGAAGATCTGCCCCATGTTCGTGAACACGGAATTGACCTCTTCGCTGCTCGTTCCGAGCGAGCGCAGGTCCGCGCCCATCTTGATGAGGTCGTCCGACTGGTTCGGGTTCATCTGGAGCTTGGTGAACTCCAGGAACTTCTCGGTGGTCGTCTCCACGTCCATCCCGAGCTCGACGGCCATGTCCTGCGTGTGCTTGAAAAGCAGCTGAGGGGACGCGCCGAACTTGGCGAGCTGGCCGAACGCGTACTCGGACTTCTGGGCGAAGTTTGCGAACTCGATGACCGTCGCGCCGACCTCTTTGCCGAGCTCGAGCACCTTCTCGACGGTCTTCTCGATAGCGCTACCGACGGCTTCACCCCAGGCGTGCTCCATGACGTGCCCAGACCCCTCGGCCTTGTCACCCGTCGCGCCGAGAGCCTTCTGGATGACCTCGAGGCTGCCCGAAATCTTCTTCGAGTTGCCCGTCACCTTGTCGATGAGCTTCAGCTCGAAATCTGCTTCATCGCTGGACATGGGCTACCTCTTGCGTCTGCTGCCGCGCGCGGCCTTGGCGCTGTTCTTCGCGTACGACTCGAGGAACATCCGCACGGCGCGCGTGTTGTCGATGTGCTCACCCCAGAGCATCGCGCCCGTGAAGGCGAGATCGTACTGGGCTGGTGTCGAGGCCTCACGGCCCTCGTAGGCTTGAAATGCCAAAAGAGCTCGAGCGGTACCGATGTAGTACCGCCGCGAGCTCTTCCACCGCTCTATCCTTTTTTTACCTCGATCTCCGCTTCTGCACCGGCGAGATCCGCGAGCTTGTCTGCAATCTTGGCCGGCAACGCCGGTTGCAATACGAACACCGCGGCGGCCTCATCTCGCGTCGGCGAAACGAGCGAGCGAAGGCAGACCTCACGGAACGAAGCCCCCTTCGGGACCTTGGCAGTCGAAATCTTGTCCTGGAATTCCTCCCAAGCGGTGTCACTCGGGGTCTTGAACACCAGGGTTTGACCCTTGGCCTTCACGACAATGAGATCGCCGTGCTCCGCGCGCAAGCGCGCCAGTTCTTCCTCTGACATGTCTTCCTCCATTCAGAAGCCGCGAGCGAAAGTGCTAGCGGCGTTGGTTCTTGAGCTGCGTCTTGCCGTTGAACGTCCGATACATGAACGAGAACGGGATCGATGCAGGCAGCGCGTCCGCGCCCTCTCCGTGGTCAATCTCCACGTCGAAGACTCGGCAGCCGTAGAGCACGATCTTGATCGGGTCGACGTTCGGCGCGGTCAGCGTGTAGGTGATGGTGAAGGGCGTCTCCGCCCAGCCGTCACCCAGCTTGTTGGTGATGAAGTCCACCGCTTCCTCGACGGCCGAGAACTCGATGGTGCCGTCCCCCATGTTGAGCTTGCCGCGGGTGCGGGCCAGTGGCTCGGCAGCGGAGCCGCGCACAATCCCCTCCTCCACGTCCTGCTTGCACTTGATGGACGAGATGGCGGTGAAGATGGTGCCGGCGAGGTCGATCTCGGCCCGCCCGAAGTCGTAGAAGAAACCCTGCGTGTTGGGGAATGCGATCGGCATGGGCTACTTTCACGCGGCGCGAGCGAGGAGCTGCGCGACGAAACCGAGGTTGGTGACGAAGTACTTGGCGTAGCCGAGGGGCTGAATCGCCACCTCGCCTTGGACCGTGCTGGTCGAGACGATGACCACCGAGCGATTCACGGTGTAAACCACGTCCGAGACGTGCCCGGCGGTGCCTTCCGCGTTCTTTGGCTGCAGCAGCAGCGCGCGAAGCGCGGCATTGACGCGGCCCTCGATGCGCACGGCATCGCGCTCGTCGATGGTGCCGTCCGGCTTCACACGGACGCCCGCGTTCAGGTAGTTGAGCTGCTGCTCGTAGACGATTCGGCAGGCCAGATCCATGATCCGGCGGAACTGCCACCACTTAAAGTCGGAGCCGGCCGCGCTCTTCAAGTTGCCCTGGGTGCAGTAGATCCCAGGCACGCCCGCGTAGGTGCGGACGGTCGTGATCTTTGCCGCGTCCATGTTCTCGGTCTTGTACTCGTCGTGGTCGGGTGACGAGATGCCCGGCAGCGGGCCGCTGGCGTAGCGCCCGAGGTCGGTCGAGATGAGCGACCCGTGCGCGCGCCCGGCGATGGCATTGAGCACGCGGTTGCGAGGCGCGCTCCAGCCGGTGAACGGCTTGGCGCTCGTCTGCACCGCGCTGCGGTAGGCAAGCAGCACGCGGTTGGCGACGGTCGAGGCGAACGCGGTGAGCGTGGTGGCCTCCACGTCGTCTCCCGCATCCATCATGCCGCCCTTCCAGCGGAAGGTGTTGGCCATGGTCGAAAGCTGGGACTGCAGGGCAGCGGCAAGGGTGGCAGCAGCCGCGCCCGTGGCCTGCTTGCCGCACCCGACAAAGAAGTCCCAATCGGTCGAGTCCGCGGTGATGCCGTTGAATGCAGCCGACAAGTCGGTGGCGTTCCACATCGGTGCGGTGTTGGGAAACGTGTAGGTGGCGGCCGCGATGTACGTGCCGGCCGGGAACGTCAGAGTGAGCCCCGTGTTCGGAATCACGAACGAGCCGCCCGCTGGGATCGTCTGCGTCTCGCTCGAGGTCACTCCGTTGTCGAGCGAGTACTTGAACGTGCCCGTGCCAAGAACCCCACCCGCGACGATGGTGGCGATTGCCTGATAGTCGTCGTTCGGGGTGCCCGCGACCGTGACCACCGGACCGCCGCCAACGTTGACCACCGCGCCGGCCGAGCCAGCAACCGTGGTCGCCGCCTTCACGAAGCGAATGGGACCGCCGTAGTTGGCCAGGTCGTACGCAGCAGCCTCGACCGCCGGTCCTTGCCCCTGACCAGCAACAAGGTCGGTGACCGAGTTGTAGGTCTTGATGACGTTGACGGTGCCGAGCGAGCTGTACCCGTAGTACAGCGGGATCGAAGTGGCCGGAGTAACGAGGTTGAGCCCGTTCTCGTTGATGTTTAGTGTTTGGCCGGGGATGGGCATCAGAGCACCTGGTCAGTGAGGGGTGCCTTGACGGCAGCCACGATCTCGAATTGGGCCTTGTGTGGGCAGCTCTCAGCGATTGCCGGAGCGTGCGGCGGCGTGGCGGGGTAGCCCGCGCCGGCCTCGAGCGCCGCGTCGTAGTCGGCCTCGGAGATGAGGAATTCAGCTGCCTCGGCCTGGTAGTGGTAGGCCTGCGCCGACCAGCCATGCAGCGCGTCCGCGGCGGCAAAGCGCCAGTCGGGGGCCGGCTCAGCCCACGGCTTGGTGGGGTCCTGGTGGCCGACGTGGCCCTTGCGCTCGGCCCACGCCAGTGGGGTGAGGCGCTCGATATCTGCTTTGACCATGTGGCTCCTACTTGTCGAAGTACTCTTCGAGGATCTCTTGTGCCGTCTCGACGAATGCCTTGCGCCACTTCAGCGGCAGGCCTTTGCCGGGGACCATCTTGCGAGCGACCATGTGCTTCGTGCCGCTCTGGTGGGGCGCGCCGTAGGTAACGCTCGGACTAACGCGGAAGCCCTTGCGGGTGACACTGCGCGGCTTCCAGCCTCCCTTGAGGCGCCCGGTCTTGCCGGTAAGAATCGCGCGCCCGTCGTCCTTCTTCTTCGGCTTCCAAGCATTGCCGTCAGGGTCGGCCTGCTCGCGAAACCCCTGCTTGATGAGGTCGATCGCCTCCTCGGCCATGTTTGCCGAGATGACCTGGAGCACCTGCGGCGACTCTTCGACACGCTTCTGGAAGCGCTTGAGCGAAGCGAAGTCGCCGGTGAATTTGAAGGACATCAGGGCTGAATGATTGACTCGATCTGGACTCCAGCGAACGAGCCGACGACGCCCTGCTTGGTGAGTGATTGAAGCACCGCGGCCTCGTCGAACACCGGGATGTAGAGCACGAGCTCAAGCCGGATCTTCGGCTGGCGGAGCGCGATATCCGCCCGCCCAGGCGCCTCCATCTCCCACTCGTAGGAGCCCGGCATTGCGTTCGGACCGCACGTGAGGTGGATCGCGGCGAGCAAGCCGTCGAGCAGCAGCTCCGTGGTGGTCTCATCCTCGGCAAACACGTAGGCGTACACGCCCTCGGCTCGTCGGTAGACCTGGCGCAGCCGGTTGCCCGCGCCGTCCAGGCGCCCGCCTACGCTCTTCGGCGGCTCGACCTGGCTCTGCGTGCGCACCCAGACCACGCGCCGCTGCTGCGTGTTCTCTTGCAGCTTTACGCGCCCGAATTGGGACAGGACGCTGGCGTCCGCAAGCTGGGCGTGGATGGCGTCAATGTGCTGTTGGAGCTTGGTGGCCATGCATCACACCGCGTCGTCGTCGCTGCCATCGGGGGCGAACCAGCCGCGGAGCTTGCGCCCACGGATCTGCGCCCCGCCCTCGCGCTGCCCAGGTGTCGCGTCGAGCATCGCGTCAATCGACACGGCGCCCGCGGAAAGCTTGTCCAGCCACCCTTTCGTGCGCTCGTTGCCCACGTAGAAGTCGCGACGGATCTTGAAGTTGGAATCGTACTCGTCGGGGTTGAACCCGCGCCAAACGAGCACGTCGTACACGCTGATGGCCACGCATGCGGCCTTCAGCTCGGGTGGAACGGCCGTGAATGGAAGCCGGTAGCGGCCTCGACAGTACGACTCGATGAGTGAGGTATTGGAGCGGAGAATCTCCGCTTGGATCATCGGAGTCACCGGCAGGGACAGAGCCGCCGCTGGCAGTCCGAGATTGGCAATGTCGCTCGGCTGCGCATAGAGCACCTCAGCCGTAGCGCTCAAGCCGGCGGTAAACGAGGCGCCCGCACTGACAACGGTCTGGACGCGGATGAACCGCTCCATACCTGTCAGCACGGCCCTCGCGTACCCGAGCGCGTTCGCAAGGATGCTGCCCGGCACGCTCACCCAATCCGTTGTCCCGTTTGGGGAGGTCTGGATCGTCGCGGTGAGCGCCGGGGTGGGGCCGGAGACAGCGGTCACGTCGAGCAGCGCCCAGGCTGCGTTCCGAATACCGATGTCTACGGCCGCACCGAGCGCGGTACCCGCGGCCAACACACTCCCCGAGGGGAGCAAGGTAACCGCGAGTGGGTTCGTCATTGGATCAGGTCGCCTTCGCTCGTGCCATCAAGAACCAGGGGCCGAAGCCGGCGACGCCACGCGCGTCGACGAGCCACTGGAATTGGCGCTGGTACGCTACGTTGTCGTCGTTGATCGCCAGGCGCGGGACGAGCTGCGGAGCCTTCCGAAGCTGGAAGATCAGCGGCTTGATGACCGCGCCCAGGTCCGCGACGTACCAGGTGTCCGGCAAGTTCGCGAGCTCGGGAACGACCAGCACCGAGGCTTGGCCCATCTGCACGTTGGTCGCGCCGGCGGCGTTGTACGCTGCCTTGACCACCGTGTTGGCGTTGTCCTCGAGCGCAGGCGGGACGACGACCGTCATGCCTCCCTGAGAGCCAACCCCGAGCGGCTCTCCGTCCTCGCCCGTGTACGCCATCATCGTCGATCGGATGATCTGGAAGTTGGCGGCGTTGAGCGGAGTCACCGGGAAGTTGTTCGACTGGTTTCCCGCCGGGTTCAGCCCGTGAGTCGCGCTGAAGAACGGCTGCCCGTCGAAGCCGAGACCCGTGGTGCCGGACTGCAAGAGCAGCTTCAGCACCTGGTCCTGCCACTTGGCAGACTGACGCCCGAGCTCGGACGCGACGGGGTTGTACACCCCGAGCATGTCGTCCTCGAAGTCGTCGCGGTCGACGCCAATCGAGAGCTCGTACGGCTCGTTGGTCAACGAATAGCCGTGATTCGAGAGGTTTTGGATCAGCCGGGGGCCGTACCACTTGCGCATCTTGAGAATGCGCTTCATCCACCCGTAGGTGTTTGAGCGGGTGCTGCTGGGCACCTGCGTGGCCATCTGGGTTCCCCAGATCTGAGTGTTGCGCCAGCCTTCGTTGAAGAGGCGCAAGAACGTGACTTGCAGTGCTTGGACTGCTGCCGAGGTAACGAGCATCGCTGGTTTCTCCTGTTATTCGTCCGAGCGATCAGCTCAGCGGGAACTTGAAGGCAACCCAGACGGAGCCGTCAGGGTCGATGTCATGGACGAATCCGGCGACAGAGCGCGTCGCGCCGCCGTTGGTCTTCGCGACGGTTTGGTCGTCGACGATGTAGCAAGCCTTGCCGATATCGACCAAGGCGATCAGGTCGCCGGCAGACGAGTTGCCGAACTTGAAGATGCCGCTACGAGCGCGGACCTTCACGGTGTTGCTGACACCGGTCAGCACGCTGTCTTCGCAGCGCCCGATCGCGGTCAACGTGGTGGAAACGACGCCCTTCTTGAACTTACCGTCTGCGGAGTCGATGCAGAGGATCCCGCCCTTGTAGAACTGGGTGGAATCCAGGCCGACCTCGGCATGCTCCATGCCCCAGGGGGTGTAGTACTCGGGCGTGTCGCGGTCAGCTGCTAGTGCGGTCATGGATCAGCGAGCCCCTTTCCGGCGAGCTTCGTCTTGGGCGATCATGTCCTTCTTGGCTTCCAAGAAGTCCTTCTCGGTGATGTTCATCTGAGAGCACACGACGCGCTCCTCATCGGACAGCAGGGTCAGCGAGCCACCCGCGGGGGCACGCACAGGGGGAGCCGTGGGACCGCCTGCGACCGGCGCAGCGCTGGCAGCGAACTGCTCGAGCTGAGCAACGGTGAGCGTTCGGGCCCACTCGTGCAGCGACGGGGGCAGCTTGCCCTCTTCGCTGAGCTTGATGATGGTGGCGTCGACCTTGGCGGACTTCTGCTCGTCCTCGAGCTGAGTCACGCGCACGGCGAGCTTGACGCATTGGTCAGAGCTTGCTTTCCAGCGAGCGAACTCGGCCGATGCCTCGGGCACCGACGCCTTGCCGCTCAATTGGAGCAGGCTATTGAACTCGGTGTGTCGCGACAGTGCTTGTGCAGCAGTCTGCGCCCCGAGCAGTTTGAGCAATTCTTCGAGATCCATACTGCTGCCTTTCCTGGGTGGTTCCCCAGCCGTTCTGTCGGCGACCAGAGGCTTTTGCCCCTTCGTCGCTGGAATGTTGGTGAGTGCGACGTTGATCAGCTCGGTCGGCCTGCCGCTCTCGCGGTCACGCATCACGGCCGGACTGAAGAAACGGAACTCACGCGCTTGGAGCGCCGCGAGCCCGTAGGGCGTCCACTGAATGTCGCTCGCTACGAGCGCGCCGCCCTTCACTGCGGGCTTGAACCAGGCCGCGGCCTTCGCCCCATCGGGCGGGGCGAACGGGTTGAGCATGCCGTGGGCGATGTCGAACGGCAGCAGGTCGAGACCGTGATCGGCAAACGCTGCCATCACGTCCTTGCCTGACTTCGCGTCGAAAAGGACCGGCCCTTTCGTCGTCTCCGTCACACCCGAACCGAAGAGCACGATCTCGGTGGGTGGGTTCGCCGCCGCGTCGTCGCCGATCGCGAGCAGCAGCGCGAAGCTGCCACCCGCGAGCTCGAACGCCTGAGCCTTCTTCCCCGCCATCAGTCCGGGCACATCTCGAAGGCGCGAGCCTTCGCGAACTTCTCAGCTTCCTTCTGAGATTTGCCCAGGTTCACCTGCTGATTGACGATCGTCCCGTAGATGCCTTCGCGCGTGAGGTTGCGGCGCGGGCCGTCGGGGATGACCGGCTCGGGCGGCAGCATCACGTCGTCGAGCGAGTTGGTGGTGTCATCGGACGCGTCTTGGCCGTCGGCCCCGGTATCTTTTGCCATGATGGATTCCTCCCTTGCCGGCCGCGTCGAGTGCGGCCGGGAGTGGTTGCTATGTTCAGCGCGCGAGGGCGCTAGGGCGCGATCAGTAGATCAGGCCGGGTTCGTCGTTCGATGAATCCCAGGGCGGTGGCGGCAGCGCAGGGATGCCGTCAGGGCGCTTCGTCATGCTCAGGTCGAGCTTACGCGCGTTCTGGCGCCACCTGAGTTCATCACCCAGCCAGGTATCGACCAGCGCAGCATCGTTCACGTCGAGCGGCACGGTGCCGCCAGGAGGCGGCCAGATGCTGACCTTGACCCCGCGCCTCAGATCACTGCGGAGTCTCTGAGCGAACACGCTAGCGCCTTCGATGATGCCACCGAGCGCTACCGTCGTGCCGTCGCTGAACTCCCAGATCATTGTCCTGCTAGTTGACCCAGCAGGAAGTGTAGCATCTCGGGATCTCCTAGTGCCAGCTTGTCCAAATCGATCGGAGAAGCGAGCCACTGGTAACCCATTGAAGTGACCTCTGTGGCGCTGTTTCCGTAGTCCTTGCCTACGTAGGGGTGGATGAACCCGTCTTTCCTAGCCAACTCCTCAGGGCGATAGGCGCGGCCAGGCTCCAGATCGAGCAGCCTTCTTGCTGCCTCGCCTTGAGTGCGAGCCTTCAGGAATGCGAGCGACCTGGCCAGCGCCTTTGGCGTCTCAGACTCAGTAGCGTGAGCCCATTCGTGGACGCCGTTCTCCACGTCTCCCGAGTGGCTGATGAATATCGTCCGTAGCTTGGGACTTGCTCCAGCGCGCCCAGGACGATACCGCACGTCCCAGTTCGGTTGCTCTACCGCCGACGTGAGCTTGTAGAATCTCTGCGCTCCCAGCGGGAGCTTCTTGTTCGGTGTCCCAGTAGTGGGCGTGATGCTGCGCGTGTGCTCGAGCACGGCCGCGATGCCCTGCAAGTCCGATCCTGCTCCACCTCGGATCGGTCGATTGGGTGGGAGTGCCTTCAGCTTGGCCAGGAGGTCGGCGCCATCCTGGCCAGCAAACAGCGGATGCCCGCCATCCCTGAGCCGCTGTGCCTCCGCCACGACCTCCGCACCGGACCGGTCTAGGCCCCGCTCTTGAGCCGCACGGCCCCATGCAGCGGGGTGCGCGGCCTCACCCAGGTGGGCGTACTGGTCGCGCCAGAACTTGGGGTCATGCTCCGGCTTGCTTGCCGGTGGCGGTGGCGGCTTCTGCTGCTTCTGCTGCAGGGTCCGCAGTAGCTCGGGGTCGGTCTTGGCCGGGTTCGGCTTCCACACCGGCATGGCATCGGGCGCCGTGCCCCACCCGGGGGTGGCCGGGGTGAGCGGCGGGACGTTGTTGATGCCCCGGCGCTCGGCTTCTGCCTTGCGCAGGCTCCGAATCCCGGAACGGCAGCGATGATGGAGGGGCGGGATGTTGCTCGCCCACCACTGGTTGTCCTGCGGCAGGATCGTCTTGTCCCGCACCGTGCAGATGGTGCTCGTGCGCGAGTCGAGCACCGCATCGAACATCCAGTAGGGACGAAAGCGCGCCACATCGGGCGCCTTCATCTGCTGGTAGCGGCCCGCGTTGTACGAGCGTTGCACCGCGTTGCGGAACACCGTCTCGGTATGCGCCGGGTCACTCAGAATGTCCTTGACCCGCTTCTTGAAGTCCTCGAACGGCTCTCCGTTCTTCAGGGACTTCGCGATGTGGTCAAAGACATTCTGAATGGCCTGGAGCTGCAGCCCGCCGCCGATCCAGAACGAGCGCTGGCGTGTGTCGTCGTCGACTTGCGCGGCCTCGTCGCTGCTCAGGACTACCCGTTGGAGAAACCACTGAATGGCTTCCTCGAAGCGGGAGAAGTCGGCCGAAACGGCCCATGCCATGGCTAAGCGTCCTGGTTCGTGGCGGCACGCCCAGCGAGCTCGGCCAGGTACATGCCGCGGTAGACGAGATCGGTCAAAGCGTCCTCGTCAAGCGTGGCGTACCTGCGTTGCAGGCGCGCGCGTAGGTCGTCGTAGTCGGTGGCCGCCTCGAGTTCTTCGGCGATGGCCATCAGGGTTGGGCGCAGGGCCTTGTCGGCCTCGCGTGCCCCGCTCTCGGTGAGCTTGTCGGCGTAGACCTGGCCGTCAACGAAGCCCGGCGCGTTCTTGAGCGGCTCTCCGCTCGCAAGGCGCAGGGGCTTCTTCTTGGGCCGCTTCGAGAGCTTTAGGCGCGATGCCTTCTGCTCTTCGGTGGGTGGCTCCTTGGCCTCTCCAGGGTCCGCCGGCGGCTGCTTGCCGGGTGGGGGTGGGGGTTGGTTGGGTCCGCCCTGGCCCGGAGGCGTGGGCGGGGGTTCTGGGGGCTCCTGCTCCTCGAGCTCGAGCCCGTACTTCTCGGCCAGCTCCTCGACGTTGGTGACCTTGTAGCCGGCCGTCTTGATGGAGGTGAGCGCGTCGCCGAAGCTCTTGGCCGCGTCCGCGTCTGCCTTGGTGTCTTCGGAGGGCTCGGTCTGCCAGCTCGGGATTGGCACCACATCGAGCGTGACGCCTGCGAAGTTCAGCGCGGCCATCGGCAGGATGGCTTGCTCGCGCAGCTCGTCACCGAGCTTGCTGCCGTCCGCCTTGGCCTTGGCGAGCTCGACGCCCCGGTGCACTTCGGCCGCCGCCTTCGAGCCCTGCTTCTCGGCGATCTCACTCGTGAGGTTCTGACCGAGCCAATGGATCTGAAACTTGCGGTCGCAGCGCGCGAGCTTCTTTTCGAAGCTCTGCCAGCTCTGGTCAGTCGCCTCGAGCAGCTCCAGGTCGAAGGCGGCGCCGTTCTCGTCGAGGTTCGTGGGGAGCATCGCAACGGTTTCGTTGCCGAGCTCCTTGATGTCCTCGATGAAGTCTTCCTTGTCGCCCTCATCGGCGATGACCGGGACCTTCGCCTTGACGATCGGCATGCCGTGCCGTTCGTTGAAGCGGTTCCAGTCTCGGATCGTGAGCTGCTTGGCGATCCAGGTGATCGCGAGCGAGCGCACCGAAGCGCGCATGTACCCGCGCGGCCCGTCGACCATCAGCAGCCACGTGCCGTCACCGGGCGTGACCTCGAGCTCGCCGCCCTGCGCGTTGTAGAACCACTTGTTGTTCCACGCTTGGTAGCGCAAGAAGTGCGGGGGCAACGTGCGGAGCTTGGCGGTCCACCGAGTGGGCCCGCGCGTCCAATCGAGCGTGGCAACGCTGACACCGAGCCAGCGGTACCAGCGCAGCCATTCCCCGAGCTCGCCGTCCGTGAAGCACTGGCCCCAGCGCGGCTCGAGGTCCTTCTTGATCTTGCCCGAGAGCTGCTGGTTGGTGATGTACTCCGGGATGCACAGCTCGAAGTCCGATCCGAGCACCGAGTCCACGCGCTTCTCGACCAGCCCGGGCAGCTCGTCGTCCTCGCCCATCGACTCGACCAGCATGGCCGAGCGTTCGAAGAACCCCTCGCGGTGCGAACGCAGGGCGTTCCTCACCTCGGAGATGGTCCAGGTGGGCTTGATGCCAGGCGTCCAGGGTAGGACGCGCAAACGGCTGATGTCTGCGTTGGGCATCAAATGTAGTTGAGTTCGAACTCGACCGACTGCCGGCCAGCAAGCTTCACCAGGTGTGTGCGACGGCGCGCGAGCTCGAGGCCCGTGGCATCTTCATTCACGATTGCGGATAGGGCGCAGGTCGGGCAAAGCGGCTTATCCTCTTCGAGCCAGAACCACGCGCCGACTACGAGCAGCACGCGGCAGCGGCGCTTGCCACGCCCTTGCGGGCGGCCCTTGCAGCGGGCGTCTTCGCCGATTTGGTACCAGGCCATGCTTCCTCCATGGTTGGTTCACTCGCGAGGCTTCAAGCCCCGCTTCAGGTCTGAGTAGGCGGAACTACCGCCGCGATTGAGCTCGTCAAAGATGGTCGACAACGCGTCCACGTCGTCGTCGTGCTCTTTACCGGAGCCCGTGAAGTTCTGAATGATGTCCAGGAACGGGTACAGCCAGTCCTCGTTGCCTTCGAAGAGCTCGGGGTCGGGTACCAAGATGCGCCCCGCGTTCCATGCTGGCGCCGCATGCTGGCAGGACACCAGCTTGTCTCCCGGAGGCGTGTGCACCTCGAGCGGGAGCTTCATGCGCTTGAAGAAGGACGCGCTGCCCTTCTCGGTGCCCGATGCCCGCCAGTGCATGCGCCAGCGAGGCTTGCTCACCGTGCGGGCCTTGAGCGTGAGGGCGAACTCGGGCGCCTCGACCTGCGCGCGGTCCACTCGGATCACGTAGTACAGCGGCTCGTCGCCCCGATGCTTCGGCTCCTCGCGCCAGAGCTCGACGCAGATCGACCAGTCACCGGAGGTCTTTGCCGAGTAGGCCAAGTCCAACCCGAAGCCGCCCTTGTAGGTCTTGGGCAGCGACGTGTAGTAGGTCGGCTCGTGGAAGATCTTGCCGCCCTTGGGGCGCGGCCGGCCCTGGAAGAGGGCTGAAAAGGTGAACTCGAGGACCTTGGCGCGCTTGGCTGCAATCGCCTCAGCGGGCCACTTCTCAGGGAAGAGCGCCTCACCAACCTGGCGCCCATTGGGGTCATCGATGACGACGCCGTTGTCGTTGACCGCGCCCTCGGCCAGGGCCTGCAGGTTGATGTACTGCCAGCCTTCGCCCTGCAGCACCCCGCTCAGGTCCTGGGGATGCCACCGCGTGGCAAGCAGGAAAATAGAGCCTCCCGGGTGGACGCGAGTCTCAATCGCCTCGCGGTAGGTCTCATCAACCAGCTCGCGGCGAGAGGTCGAGTCGGCCTCTTTGCGGTTCTTGTACGGGTCATCGATGAACGCGGCAGCGTCCACCGGCTCACCCGTGATCCCTCCATCGATGGAGGTAAAGAGGATCTGCCCGCCGTTGGGCAGGTACATCTGAGCGAGCGTTCCGCCCGCGACCACGCCCGCGTTGGCGAGCAGGCGCTTGAACTTGCGCGCAACCGAGTTGGCCCGCTTCTGGTTGTAGGTGACGTAGGCCCAGCGCTTGCCCGGGTACTCGAGCACCAGAAAGGCAATCAGCGCGAGGGTGACCTCAGTCTTGCCATGCTGCGGAGGGGCCGCGAACACGAGCCGGAGCTCGCCGCCCACCGCGAGTAGCACCTGCCGGACGTAGACCCGAAAGTGCCAGGGTCGGAGCAGGTGCGGGTTGACCCGCTCGAAGAACTGCCAGAACCGCTCTTCAGTGGACTGGCTTGGGGTCGGCTGGTGCCCCGGCTGGTCCAGCGGGGCCAGGCTTGGGGCTTCCGCCTGCTGGTCGATCGCCCACTGGCGTATGCGCATTAAGCGCTGGATTTTGCCGATGAGGGCGAGGCTGCTTGCCACTGGGGAGCACGTTCTCGGTGAGCAGCACCTCCGCGAGGATCTTTGCGCCGCCGGCTGCTTCTCGGAGGTCGCCGCGCTCGAACGGCTTCTGGCGTTGGAGGATCGCGAGGTGCCGCATGGTGGTGAGCAGCTCGTTCAGCGTCAGGACCGCGTTGCCCTGCCACTCGGTCTCAATGGCGATCTTCTTTCGATCCACCAGCGCGGCGAGCTCGGGGGACTCACTCACCCGCTCCCTCCAACGGCCGAGCGTCCTTTCTGCTACGCCGTAGCGTTTGCAGGTCTCCGGGACGTTGGTCGAGAATGCCGCTTCGGCGACCAGGCTTGTGCCGAGATCGTCACTCAGCCACACATGGCGCTTATCGGGATTCCGGGGCTTCCTCGCCAAAGTCGAGCGTCACTTTCACGCGGGATTCGCCACATTCGCAGGGCGTCCGGGCTTTGATGATCCAGGTGGCATCCACGCTGGCTATCTTCTTCCCCTCGGGTTCGCGCTCGATGCCGCACTTGATGCACCGGGCCTGAAGCTCGAGGTTGAGTCCGAACACCGCTTGAATCTAGCAGTTTCCTGCCGGCGGGCGGTGTCAGTAAACAGCTGCGAGCTATGGCCGATCATGGCCGACGATGGCCGTCGCGAAACGCTAGCTCAAGCGCTGAAATGGAAACATTCGTCTTTCGTTTCAATGCGTTATGAGATTGTCTGAGGGCGTCTAACCTTTTCTCCAGTTCCTCGATGCGGAGCAGGTGCTCACCGAGCCCGCGCTCGGCCTCGTCTGGGTCGTCCTCGACGCCAGCGAGTAGCGCCTGGGGGTTCACGAACCACTTCCGGGTCTTGCCCTTGAGGTTGTAGGAGCGCAGCACGCCGCCATCGAGCTTCTGGTGGAGCGCGACCATCCGGCGGCGCATCGTGCGCTCGGACACCCCCGCCGCGCGCGCCGTCTCCGCGAGGGGCAGCCAGCCCTTCAGCTCTCCGCGTCCGCCCATGCCCGGCTCTCCTGTGCCCCGGTTGCCTCCCAGGCCTGGTGAGCCGCCCGCACGCCCCGCTCTGCCCGCTCCTTGGCGGCTGAGCGCAGCTCCAGCGCGCCCTTGGCGCTCGGCTTATCACAGGCGGCAAGGAGCGCTGCGGGGTCAGGGGCGAGCAGCAACGCGGCCCGGGCGCAGAACCCGACGTAGCGCTCCAGAGCCCACCCGGCGTCCCGGGGCTGGTAGTGCACGGTGAGGATGCGCGTCTGCACCAGCTCGAGCTGCGCCCAGCGCTTGGAGAGGCGCCGCTCCCGGTCCACCGGGCTGGCCCCGCGGCCGCCCAGGTAGGCGATGCGGTTGAGCATAGCCTCGTCGAGGTCGCCACTGCCCGACACCCCGCCGCGCTCGATGGCGGCAATCACGGCGGCCATGGTGCCCCGCTGGCCGAGCGCAGAGGCCGCGCAGCGGAAGAGCCACTCGAGGTCGGTGGCCCACATGTCCGGGTGTGCTTGGCGCTGGTGCTTCAACGGATCCTCCTTGCTTCTCTGAACAACAGGTCAATCGCGCCGGGCTCGGGCCACGGCGGTTTGCGCTTTTTGCGTGGAACGCGTGTGGGCGGCGGGGGTGGGCTTGGCGGCTTGAGCTCGCCTGTCAGGGCACGCGCAAGGCGCCGCTTGATGAGCTTGGCCAACTCGGACGAATTCGGTTTGCTGTCACACCCGAGCGTGATGTTGATCTTCACGCGGACTTCCGATCATAAGTGCCCATCGTCTTGTGGGCTCTCCAGGCCGCTGCCTGCCTGCTGGACACGGCAAACGCTGACCAGTTCTTCTGGTCGGCGATGCAGCTCCTTCTGACGTAAGCGATCGACTCGGATTCTTTAAATCGCACGCACGGGACTAGCTCTGTTTCCCGCACGCACGGACCGACCTGATCGTCCTCTACTGTTTGGTAGCGCGCTACTTCCACGCTACTGGCCAGACGCGCCCGACTCCAGACAGCATCGAGGCTGTCTCCGTGCAAAAAAGCGAAGTGATCCATCCGCCAGTATCGATTGGCAGAAGCGCCATCATGCTTGAACACGACGCTCAACATTGGAGAGGCGTGACCTTTGTACTCAACAACAAGCTGCGGGACCCAATCAAACCCAGTGGAGAGCCTGAGCGCCTCGGACAGCAGACATACCCGCGCCGTCAGCGAGCTGCTTCCAGGGTACGAACTCACCATGGATTTGAGTACGTCACGCACGTCCGTCTCCTGACCAACCAATATTCCCTCGAGACGTTTGCGCCAAGCGTGTCGCCTCTCGACGAGCAGTTGGCGTTGCCCACCAAATGGGAGACCAACGCTCATTGAGTCGACCCCTTGGCTCCTACGCTCGCGTGAATTCTCCCTGCCCTTCAGGAGATTCACGCAAAGCACATCATCGCGACCCGAAAGCCAATTTGCCGTTTCGCAGATCGTTCTCAGCGTCGCGGTCCCAAGCGGGGCACAAAGATCCAAAAACACAGACAGTGGAGCATCGTCGCGGCTGTGCTGAGCTGCCCAGTCCTCAGCCCGCCCATGCCAATACAGCACGGAGCCACCACGGAGACGTTTACATTCCTCGAGTGCAGGCCCATTCGCATCGATGGCGATCATTCTCTCGCTGAGCACACCCATCGATCGCAAGGCCTGGATGTCGCCGCCATAGGCTGAGCTGGTAAATGCAAACTGGGAAGTCGCCCAGCGATCGCGCAGCAGTAGCTTGACGCTCCGCCAAACCTCGAGGCGAGCAAGCTTCTTAGAGTAGCTCTCACCCACGTACGTCACGCCGCCATCCCCACGAAGCAGAACCCCTGCTCACCCAGAAACCAGTTCGCGAGGGCGAACGCATCGCACTCGTCTGGCCTGTCCGCGAAGGGCGCGCCCATGCGCTTCAGGAACCGCTGGACCGGCACCTTGACCAGCTTGGTCGGGTTGTGCCCGAGCAGGCACTTGCGAACCTCGGAGGCCGTGGCCACATGCAGGTCAACGCCCTCCGCGTGGAGGCCGACGCGCACGCAGCCGCCGACCTCCCCAATCGCCCGGGTGTGGGCCCCGCGCTTCGAGAACGCGTACTGCTCGATCACCGCGTGGTCGGCATCGTAGCGACGAGCGAAGAGCTTGACGGCCCCTGCGATGTGCAGGAGCCGCTTGGCCCGCTCGTTCTCCGTGGCGTCGAGGTTCAGGCCGTAGCCGATCGTCTCGGTCTTCACGACGCTCCAGTCAGGCTTGCCACGCGCAAACCAGCCGGCGGGGAGCAAGCACAGACCCGTCCCCCGGAGCGACACATCGACGCCGAGAGCGCGCATCAGGCCCCGGCTTGCTCCGGCTTGGACTTCTTACCCTTGCCCCTCACCTTCTTGAGGCGATTGCCGTAGTCGTCCTCGACGATGCCGCTGTCACTCTCGGACGGCTTCTTGCCCTTGCCGGCGTCGAAGAGGTCCTCTTGCTTGTCGCCCAGCGTCTGAGGCGCTTCGTCGACCACTTGGCCCGTGTCCGCGCGCACGAGCTCCTTCTTGTGCAGGCGGTCGTTCATCCGCCAGAAGCAATCCACCTCGCGCTCCTCCTTGCCCGTCTCGATTGCCGAGACCAGGTTCTTTTGCTCGTCGCGCAGCTCGCGCAGCACCTTGTTGCGCGCCGAGATCTCTTCGCGCTTCTGGGTGCACTCGTCGTCGATTTGCCGGTCGACCTTCACGAGTCGGTTTTTGCGCACCTCGACCTCTTCTTCGCTCACGTCGCACTTGAGTTTCCGAGTTTCTTTTTCGTCCATGGCTTCCTCCAATTCGCACCGCTCGCGCGGTGAGTGATTCATTCCGCGGCGTCCAGCTCTTCGGTGTTCTCGAAGAACGAGGCGCTATTCGCGTCCCAAGAAAGCGGGATCTGAAAGCCGCTCGGGCCGTTCTTGATCTTGCGAACCAAGAAGCTCCGCTCTTCGCGCAGCCCCGCCTTCCGACCGTCCTTGTCCATCGTGGCGCTCTGCTCGCGCTGCCCGAAGAGCGCGACCTCGGCAGCGTTCTCGATGTCCTCGGCCTCGCGCATCTTCGGTTTGCCGTCGACGATCGTGATCTGCGAGAACATCACCCCCGCGGCGCCTGAGCGCTTGATTGCGTCCGTGAAGACGCGCGAGCAATGCACGATCTCGTTGCGCCGGTCCTGGTGCTTCACCGCCGACTTGAACACCTGGAGGTAGTCGATGGCCACGATCCAGTTGCTGCCGGGTCGCTCGTCGCAGGCGAGCGTGCTGCGAATGTCCGCCGCCACAGCATCGGCGGAGCGCCCTACCGCGTCCAAGAAGAACGGAAAGTCAGGCAGCCCACTCAGCACGTTGGACACCTTCGCCCGATCGTCTTGCAGCAGCATGCTCTCCCGCGCATGCCATGCGCTCACGCCCGTGAGCCCCGTGATGATGCGCTGGGAGTAGAGCCCGATAGGGTCCTCGCCCGAGACGATGAGCATGCGCATGTCCTGAGCCAGCGCCATCCGGAAGAGCGAACAGAGGTAGGACGACTTTCCCCAGCTCGTGGGCGCGCCGATCACCCACACGTCGCCCCCGCGGAGGCCGCCCGTGCACTTGTCCAGGGCCACCGAGCCAGTCGAGCAGCCCTTTGCCCGTCTCCCACCCAGCATGCGTTTGACCTCGTTGGCGATGGACTGACGCAACGGCGCGACGGTCGCCGGGTTCACCGCTTCGGTCGCCACCAGTGCCGCGGCGACCGCGGTCTTGGCCTTGGGCAGGTCATCCCCGGCGTCTATCCCGCGCAGCGCGTCGATGAGCGCGACCCGCAGCGCCCGCAGCGCAACCAGCTCGCGGAGCTCGCGGAGCGCCTCCCAGGGGTCGAGAACACCGATCGCGCCAAACAGGATCTGGGCCACGGCGTTGGCGCCGTCTTGGTCGGAGCCCGCACCCAGCCCCTCGAACAGCTCGAGCTTGCCCAGCCTGCGCAGCTCGAGCGTGAGCGCGCCGTCGTCCAGCGACGGTCCGCGCGCGGCCATGACTTCGGCCATCGCCTTGTGCGACTGCAGCAGGAAAAGCGCTGGTTCTGGCTTCCAGGCCGCCTTGAACTTCTGATCGTAGAACCAGGCGGAAAGCACCTGCTCCGATGCACGGATCAGCTTCTCGAGCAGCGCTTCGGCCCCGGGGCTCACTTGATGATCCCCAGTGCGCGATCGATGTCTTCCATCGTCGAGTACTTGGTTTCAGTCTCAGCGGACGCACACCCGTACGACTGGGGACCGAGCGGCCGAAGGGAAGGTTTTGCTCCGCGCAACCAGTTTCGGAAGGTCGCATCTGCGTCCGATTTCGGCTGCGCGAATTCGTGATCTCGGAGCTTCGCGAGCTCGAGCTTGAAGTCCACATTGAGCTCGACCGCGAGCTGCAGATGCGCCGCGTTAGGCTCCCAATCCGATGGCACGCGGCGCCAGCGCTGAGCCTTTTGCTTCGGCTTTTTCGCGCCACGCGCGGGCAACGGATCAGGTCCCTCGGAAGAGAGCTGCAAAGAGGAAGAATCTTCAGAAATAACGGATAAAGCAGAAGAAACAGAGCGGAGAGGAAGAGGGAGAGTGTGAGAGGGAGAAACCACGCCGGTCTTTGCTTCGGGGGGAAACGCCGAAGCAAGTTCGTTTTGCTTCGGGTCTTGCTTCGTGGGTTGGCTTGGTTTTGCTTCGCGTGTTGCTTCGCGTGTTGCTTCGGCGTTTCCCCCCGAAGCAAGTTCGTTTTGCTTCGGCGAGCTTCGAGGCTGCGAGCTACCGAATGCTTCGGCGCGAGCCTCTGCGCTTCGCCGGCCGCCTATCCTCCCAGCGCGGGCTCTCGGAGACTCAATGTTGGCGTCGAGCGACGTGGAGACCTGCACGGGCTCCGGAAGGCGATACCCGAAGTCCGACTCTCGCCAGAATCCAGCGCCCACGATCTCGTTGGCTTCCTTACCCGTGCCGAGCAGCGCCCGCAGCACTGGCGGGGTGATGTCCAGCGTCGCGTAGGCGGCGCCGTAGCAGCCGGCGCGCAGCCAAAGCCGAGCTGCACCGTCCGACAAGGCGAGGAACGCCGGACTGGTTATCGTAGCGTTGTCGACCCAGAAACCGCTCATGCCGCTTGTGCCTCCCTGATCGTGACCATGAAACCGCCTGCAGCTTCCGAGAGCGCCTCGACCAACCCGAGCGAGTGCAGCTTGAAGAGCACGGTCGTCACCGTGGCTCTCCGCATCTCGTGGAGGCTGCTGCTGTGAGCCCTCCACAGCGCGGATGAGGCACGCACGGCCTCGTCGTCCTCCACGGTGGCGACCTGCGCGAAGAGCCACTGGGTGAGCACCAGGCGCCGCGCTGAGTGCACGTACTCGTGGCTCTCGTCCACGAGGTCGATCACGCCCGCATCCCGGAGCCGGGTGAACCAGTCCGACGGGACGAACACCGTGGCAACATTTCGGTCGCGTGACCGATGATCAGTGTTTTCGGGCGTGAAAAAAGCGGAGTGGATGGCTTCCATCGTTCACTCCGCTCGTGAGTCGGCGTCGTCGGCGAGCTCGAGCAGCTCCCGACCGAGTTCACGCGCCTGCTCGGGGGTGAGGCCGAGCTCGATGTCATCGGCGATCAGCAGGACGGCGCCCGCATGCGCCTCGAGCACGACCGCGAAGCCGGTCACCACATGGCCCACAACGGCACGGGGCTTGGCTGGGCGCCTGAAGGCAATCAATGAACCCATGACGCCTCCTGGACCAGCTCAGCGGCCTGTTGCAGCTCTCCGACCACTCGGTCGGAGGCGCCAAGCTCGCCACGGCCGGCGGCGAATGCGGCCTCAAGGCCGCGCAGGATGTGGCTGGCCAGTCGAGTGCTCGATTCCTCGGACTTTGCGAGGCGGGCGTGGAGTCGCTTCAGCGCAAGGCCATGAAACCCCTTGATCTCAAGGGTATTCGTAAACCGCAGGTCTCGAGTTCGAGTCTCGAAATCGGCTCCGGTTTTCTGCTTTTCCGCTCCGTTCCCACCCCACGTCGTGGGGTCGAGTCCTGCGGTGCCCTTGGCGGCGCGCCGGAGCGTGTCGTCGACCAGATGCGCGTAGCGCTCGGTCATCTTCACCGAGCTGTGCCCGAGGATCTGACGCACCTCATCGAGCGACCACTTGCGACCCCACCAGCCAGCCAGGAGCGCCGTCGCGCAGGTATGGCGCAGGTCGTAGAAGCGCACGCGGCGGGTGATGCCAGCGCCCTTCACCCACTTATGCCAGCCATGCGGGTGCGAGCCGTCGAAGCGCTTCTCGCCAGTCGACGGTGACGGCCAAACGTACTCGCTGCGTCGGTGAGCGATGGCGTACTGCGCGGCCTGGCGAGCGAGGCCAATCAGCGGAACGCTGCGGCTCTTGCCGGTCTTTGTGAGACCGCCCTTGCCGCGTCGAACCGCGATCTCTTCGGCTTCCAGGTCGAGGTCTTCGAAACGAAGATTCCACAGCTCGGAGTTGCGGAGCCCGGTGTGGAGAGCGAAGGCGACCAGGTGGTACTCGTCTTCGTCGACCGAATCGAGGACAGCGATCTGCTCGTCTGGGTCGAGCACGGTAAACCCCTCGCCAGCCTTCACGCCGTATCGCTTGGGCACGCGAAGCGACGCGAACGGGTTCACGTCGAGCAACTCTGCCTCGAGCACGTCTGCGCAGAATGCGCGCCCGACGTTCATGGCGTTGCGGATGGTTTGCGGAGCGAGACCACGCTTGAGCATGGAATCGAGCCAGGTCTTGGCGTGGCGACGTGAGAGCTCGGCGAAGGGCACCGAGGCGAGGGGAGCGGTCGCGAAGTACAGCTCCCAGCGGCCTTCCTCGTTGCGCCAGTCGCGCACGAGCAACCGACGGCGCACCGCGTACTCATCCCAGCGAGAGGCCAGCGTGCCGCCACCAAGAGCCGCTTGGGCCTGGGGCAGGGTGTCGAACGTGCCGACGACGGCCTTGCCCATACGAGCGCGGTAGCGCCCGGATGGGAGCCGCTCGATGTGCCCCTTCACCGCGACACCCCGAAGACGAAACCGAGCGCGGCAACGACGATGGGGAGCGAGACGACAAGCAGGTCCATCACGGGTCCACCTGCTGCGCCGGGTGCGGCTGGGTGAGCACCAAGAGCCAGGCGAGCATGAACGGACCAATCACGGACCACGGACCGCGCGGCATGCCCACGGGACCGACACATCGGAGCTTCATGCTGCCTCCTGGGCGTTGTCGTTGGCGGCCTCGAGCACGAGCAGCGCTTCGAGCGCAGTCATGCGCGCGCGCCCCAGCTCCCAGTCGCGCAGGGTGCGCACGCCCACACCGCAGAGCAGCGCGGCGGCTTCCTGGGAGAGTCCGAGCGCCACGCGGGCGCGCCGGAGCTTAGCGGCAGCGGCCCGCCTGGGAGGAACGGGGGGCGTGAGCAGCTTCATCAGGCGGCTCCGGCTTCGACGGCCTTGTCAAACAGGTCCGGAGAAACGCCGAACTCGCGCCAGATGTTCGCCGACACCTTTCGTCCAGGCAACGCCGACCCGTTCACGATTCGGGAGAAGTTGCCGCTATTGGCCTCAACCCGCTTCGCCGCTTCGTTTTGCCCCACCTTCAACTCAACCAGCCGCGCTTTCAGCGCCACAGCACCTTGGTTCATAGCGGGGCAATGTACTGTCAGGCTACAGCACTGTCAAGCTACACTGGTTTGCTTAGTGTTGTCGCCGCACAGCGGCCCGGCATGCTCGCTCAAATGAGTGAACCAAAGCAAAAACAGCCCACCGAACTCCCCTCCGAGATGCGAGGTCTTCAGGGGCGACTTCGATATGCGATCGATACTCGGATGGCAGAAGACGCCGGGCTTTCACAGAATGAAATTGCGCGGCGTGCAGATGTTGATGGGGGCAACCTGAGCGCTTACGCGGAGGGGCAGCGACTGGCGGGAATCCAGGCTGTCACCATCGTCAAGCTAGCCAGAGCGCTGCGAGTGAACGTGAACTGGCTCCTCACCGGTATTGAGCCGTCTGGGCTCAGCAACGAACCCGCGCTCACTCCCATTCCCAGCTCCGCAGTGCGGAATAAGCAGTAGGGCTGCAATCTGGCGAGGGGCGACGAACTTATTTTGGCGATCGCATCACTGTAGCTTGACAGTGCTGTAGCGTGACAGTAGATAAGGGTCATGCATCGCATCGCCCTGGAGCTGACCCGCCGCGCCCTGACGCTGCGGGTGGAGCTGACCCCAGACTCTGAACGCCCGGTCGTATCGACCCAGGGCGTAATCACCGTGGCAGGCCCCGGCCTCGCCAAGACGCGCGCCACGTCCCTGACGTGCCCGAGCAACGTCGTCCCGTTTCCATTCCGCAAGGTCGGTACCCGGTGATCGGCCTAGCCAACCCGAACCCCCCGCTCTGCGACCGGTGCGGGAACGACGACCGGGACGGTCTGACCGAGGTGGCGTGCGGTGACCTGCTCTGCCCGGGGTGCGTGGACTCGCGTGCCGAGCGCCAGCAGGAGCGGGAGGCCGAGGCGTACTACGGCGGCTGCGAGCCGACGATGCGCGAGCGGAGGGCGCTCTGATGGCGCTCAATCCCAAGATTGCCACTTGCGTGGCAGTCAACGAAGCCATCCGCGCGCTCGACTTCGAGCCTCACGGGGGCGACATGAACGACACCGACCACCTGCTGGACGCAGCGCGCGACTTCCTGCTCGAGGCACGTGCTCGGCTGACCGAGACGCCATGGCCCGCATTGCGCCGCCCGCACCTGGACGCAGAGTCCTTCGAGCAGTGGCACGCGACCAAGGCTGCCGAGCAACGCAAAGCGGGGCTGCTGTGAGCGTCGAAGCCGTGCACGTCTGCTCCTGTGGGCGGAGCTTCGACGAGGCCATGTGGGCAGCCCTGCCCCTGGCTGGGTTCCAGATTGCCGAAGACCCCGACTACCTGCTCGAGCTCCGCGAGTGCCACTGCGGATCTCACCGCTCGATTCAGCTCGAGGGGCCGGGATTCTGGCTCGACATGGCCGCCAAACGCATCGCGGAAGCCCGCCAGGAGGCGCACGCGGAGCTGTCTGCCCTCTCGCTGTCCTACATGCAGCGCGCTCTCACCTGCCTGCGCCAGGCCGACCAGCTGCAAACGATCCTGCTCCGCCAGCGCGAGCGCCGCGCCCAGCCTGCGGCGATTGCCAAGGCAGCAGAATGAACGCCTACGAGCAGGTGGCGCGCGGCCGCAAGGTCGATGCGCTGGTGGACCACCTTGACAAGACCATGGCGCGCATCGGCTTCGATCCGCACCGCGAAGCCAACCTCGTTGCGGCCGTGCTCCGCGAGCTGAGCCCGGAGAGCATGTGGACGACCTACGCCGAAGCCATCGGGCAGCGCAAGCCGAGCCCCACCACGCGCGCGGCCGTGATCGCCGTCTACGAACGGAGGGCCGCGCCATGAAGCTCAGCGCAAAAGCGGTGACGGCGCTCCAACGCATCACCGCCAGCAAGCTCGACCTGGCCATGCAGTGCCTGCACTGGGCAACGCTTGAGCTACCGCCGGACGTGTCGGGAGAGAAGGCCGTGCGCGGGACGGCATTCCACGACCTGGTGGCGACGGGTGAGATTGCGCCTGCCACGCTCCGCGACTTGAAGCCCGAGTACGAGCCGGAAGTACGGAAGATGTACGCGGTCTGGCTGAAGAACGGCAAGAAGCTACTGCCAGCGAACGCGCGTCACGAGGTGGCCTACGTGCTCGAGCCGACCGGCAACGTGCGCGAGCTCGGGCAGAACATCGCCCGCGGCTACGGCGGAGCGGTCGGGCTCTGCGGCACGACCGACGTGCACGGCGACGACCAGGTGCGCGACTTCAAGACGGGCCGCAAGTACCACGACGCCGACGTGGCTTGGCAGCTCCGCTTTGCCGCAGTCGTGACCGGCTGCCACAAGACTTCGTTCGATTACATCGCGGCAAGCGGGCGCACCACGCCTGACGAGTACACACGCACTGACGCCCAGATCGCCGCAGACAAGCGCCGCCTGCTGGTGCTGATGAGCGACGTGGCCGAGGGGCGCACCGCTCCGAACGCTGGCTCTCACTGCGTCGATGACTACTGCCCTGCCCGCGCCATGTGCCCAGCGTACGCACGCGCACACGGTGCGCCCCTCAGAGACTCACGCAAGCAACAAGAAGTTACGCAACCAACGGAGAACACCATGGGAAAGATGACACTGGCAAATGTGAAGAAGGGCCGACTCGAGACGCCGCTGTGCGTCGTGCTCTACGGCCCGGAGGGCATCGGCAAGAGCACGTTCGCGGCAAACGCGCCCGCGCCCGTGTTCCTGGGTGCGGAGGACGGGACCGCCCACCTCGACGTGGCGCGGTTCCCGGTGCCAGAAACCTGGCCCGAGGTGCACGAAGCGCTGGTGCAGCTCGGCAGCGAGAAGCACGACTATCGAACGGTGGTCATCGACACCGCCGACTGGCTCGAGCCGCTTATTCACGACTTCGTGTGCAAGGAAGGCAGCAAGGCCTCTATCGAGGACTTCGGCTACGGCAAGGGTTACGTGTCCGCGCTCGACCGGTGGCGCGACTTCTTGGGCGAGCTGGACGGCTTGCGCGCGAAGCGCGGGCTCAATGTGATCGTGCTTGCCCACAGCCAGGTCAAGACGTTCCGGAACCCTGCCGGCGACGACTACGACCGCTACGAGTTGAAGCTCCACGCGAAGGCGGCGGGCTTGCTCAAGGAGTGGGCAAACGCGGTGCTGTTCACCAACTATCTGACGTACGCCAAAAAGGACGACGCCAAGGGCAAGACGCTCGGCATCGGTGACGGCTCCCGCGTCGTCTACACCGAGCACCGCCCGGCCTGGGACGCGAAGAACCGCTACGGCCTGCCCTTCAAGATCCCGCTCGACTGGTCCGAGTTCGAGCGCGCGGCGCGCGTGGGCGAGCCGGCGAGCTTCGAGGAGCTCAGCGCCGAGATCGCCAAGCTGGTCGAGGCGTCCGATGCCAAGACCAAGGAGCAGGCGCTGCCAGCCATCGAGCGCTGCGGCAAGGACGCGCGGAAGCTCTCCGCCTTGGCTGACTGGCTCCGCGCCAAAGCCGGCAAGGAGGCTGCCTGATGTCCGCGCTGACTCCCGGGACCTACCGGGCTAAGGCCACTGGGCACAAGCTGGGCGAGACCACGAAGGGCGGCGAGCAAGTGCTCGTCACGTTCGAGATCGTAGCCGGCGAGCACAAGGGTCAGAGCCTGTTTTGGTACGGTTTCTTCACCGACAAGACCGTCGAGCGCACGCTCGAAAGTCTCGAGTACGCCGGCTGGGATGGTGAGTCGATCCAGAGGATGCACGGGCTCGGCTCGAAGGAGGTCGAGCTCGTTGTCGAGTACGAGCAGGGGCAGGACGGCAAGCAGTACCTGCGCGTGCGTTGGGTGAACCAAGTTCGTGGCGGCACACTCAAGAAGGAGCTCGACCGCGGTGGCGTGATGGCGCTCGAGGAACGCCTCAAGGGAGCCATGCTCGCGCGGAAGCAGAAGCGCGAAGAGGGCGGCGACGACTCATTCGACTACGGCGCGAACCAGCACGGCGACGGTCCTCCCGTCTGAGCGTGTGCCGCTGGCAGACCGGCCAAAGTCTGCCCGTTCCCTTTCACGAGCTGTTCGACGACGGGTGTCCCTCTGCCCCAAGAGTCCCCTCCACTCGTCGTCGAACAACTCCTGCAAGGCAGCAGGCACAGGGAGAATTCAATGGAACAGTTGTTTGCACGTCACGGCGATCTCGTCATCAATCAGGCTGCTATCCCGGAGAGCGTGGAGCTGAAGCAGCCCACCGCTCCCGTCATTCTCGCTGGTCGCGAGTCTGCGCCCCACGCAATTGCAGACTTCGGGTCTGTTTTGTACGGGCGCTCGGAGGCGATTCAGTTCGTGCGCGTCATTCGAGACGTGGAACTGTCGCACTCGGAGCGTCACAAGACGATCGCCTTGCCCGCGGGCGACTATCAGATCGCCTCTCTCGCCGAGATGAACGGTGACCTCGCGCGCTCCGTCGAGGACTGAGCAACTCCAGCCACAGACCTCGAAAGCAAAAGGAATTAAGCCAATGTCAGCAAAGAAGTACAGTCTAACCGAGGAGCACCGCGCGGAGCTCGCACCGTGGGCGGCACGATGGATCGCCAACGCGATGCGCACCGAGGCGATGACGGAGACCGACCGATCGCTAGTGACCGAAGCCGTACACGGCCTGTATGCCGCCGCACGACTCGACGCTCCCAAGCACGTGGTGTTCGTGGCCAGCCCAATTGGTGGCTGCCTAGCGGCCGGCATCGCGGCGGGCGTCTGGTTCCTGCGCGATAACCCAGCGAAGCACAAGGCTATCTTTGGCCGGCAGGTTTCGGAGGCTGAGCTGCTGTCCGCAATCCAGCCGGCGTGTGAGCTCGCAGTTACGAGCGCCCACTATCGAACAGAGACGCTGCTGCTGCAGAAGCTGCCTGCTGATCCAGTTAAGATCAGCGCCGCCACGCGCGCCGCCACGAGCGCCGCCACGAGCGCCGCCACGCGCGCCGCCACGAGCGCCGCCACGAGCGCCGCCACGCGCGCCGCC